GAAGGTGGAACTCCTCAATGACTTGAAGGCGGTCCTAGACAAGGGACAAATCGAACTGCCAACTGGCGGTGCGTGGGATGAGATGCGCAGGCAACTCCTCACCTACAAATTGGATGATAAGAAGCTGGAGCAAGATGCAGTGATGGCACTGGCCATTGCTGTGCGACACGCTTTGCGAAACCCAGAGAAGCCCGTGAACGATCCAGTGTTCACATATTTTGGAGTGAGTGACTGATGGCCGACAAGGTACGAAAGATCCCCGCAGCGTTCGAAGGAACGCGGGCGATTCCAGCGCAGTACACGACTGACCCTGATATCGCCACGCCTGAGCAGATTGCCTCTATTGGCTCTGCCACCGAGAAGGCGCGTAAACTCGCCAAGGGTCAGCGTATCGTTGCAGCGGCTGCTGGCGGCAAGCCAATTGCTACGGCTCCAATCTTTACCAATATTACCAACAACAAGCAGGCTTCGGTCAAGGGTCAGGCTAACCGACCAGTCGCTGGCGGTGCTGGCATTGGTATCAACGACCCATCCATCACGGCACGCAACCGCGCCTCCTCACGCATCAAGCCGAACTTTGAGAAGCTCACCCTTGGCGAACAGGCTTCCGTCAAGATGTTGGAGACCTCACTCAGCGGTCAGGGTATTGATCCGAACCAGAACGAAGAGCATCTCCTACTTCAGGAAATCCTTGGCCGCAAGCAGTTGGTTGAGCCAGAGCAGAACCGACTCCGCTCGCTCTTCCGCCGCATGGACAACCTGTACCACCCAGAGACCATCACTCTTGGTGGTGCCGACCACTGGGCAGATGATCCAAGCGCACGACTTGCTGGTCGAGCGCACGTCTCGGTCAACATCCACCACGCCTATGTGCAGATCCCAGCCTCTATCCAGGCTGTGCGACCAGTCATCAACTACGTTCCAACTGGCTCAACAACCGAAGACCGAGAAGCCGCGCAGATGCGCGAGCAGCTTTACTTCCGTTGGTGGGACGCCAATGAGATGGACCTGCTCCACGAGCACGCTGCCCTCCTCAAGGAACTCTACGGCCACACCGCAGCCAAGGTGTACTGGGATCCAGTCGCGGAACTTCCAAAGGTCACCGTTATTGAGCGACCAGAGAACCTCTACCTTGGGTTCGGTGATAGCGACTTCAATCGCCTAGACTGGGCGCTCTACTGCTACGGAATGTCACCACAGTCGGTCCAGGAGGACTACGGCGTGGACGTCATCCCTGTCAAGCAGGGCGACAAGTATTTCCCATACACCACCCGTGGCACGCACGCAGACCCAATTGGCAACGTGTGGTCCAACACCTTTGAGCGCAATCCGCTCCGCCGCGAGACTGCCTACGAGCAGATGCAGGTTGAGGTCTACGACTACTGGTACAAGGTGCCAACTAAGCCAGGTAAGGCTCCGCTTGTCTACAATGCCATCTTTGTTGGCAACTCGCTGGTAAAGAACGACTCGCACCCTGAGTATCAGGGAATGATCCCGTATGTCCACCTACCTAACGGCAAGATCCCTGGTAGCCCATACGGTAAGCCAGCACTCTACGATGCCGAGCAGTTGCTCCGCGAAAAGGACGAGCGAGTCACCGCTATGGCGCAGATGATTCAGTCCATCGTTGGTGGGCAGATGTGGCAGCTCGTTGGGCCAGAGGCTCCTGATGAGGTACCGCCAAACGCGCTACCAAAGCCAGGTCGCGTCGCAACCCCTGGACCTGGCAACGAACTCCGTGCCATCCAGCCGTTCATCCCATCGTTCCAGATTGAGCAGTACATTGCTCGTATCGACCGAGAACTTGCTGTGGCAACTGGATTGAACGACCTGCTCCTTGGTCTCGCGCCCGCGCAGGTGCTTGGTTCGTCACGAGCCATTGCCGCGTTGATTGCCAACTACGAAGCACGACTTGCCCCGAAGCGCAAGGTCTTCTACCAGTGGATGCGACAGGTTTGGGAGATGTGCGCACGCATTTGGGAAATCAAGAACCCAGCTGTTGCAGAAATCATTGGCGGCGAATACCGCATTGATGTCGTTGCCCCAGAACTGACACCACGAGACACGCTGGAACTTGCCAGCACCGCGATCAACCTAGTCCAGAACCGACTGTGGAGCGCCGAGCGTGCCATGGATCGAGTGGGCGTGGAAGATCCGATTGGCGAGAAGGACCTCATCCGCGATGAGCAGACTGACGCCACACTGAACCCTGCATCCGTCGCAACGATGGCGCAGGTCATGCAGCAGATGCAGCAGATGCAGATGCAGGGACAGGCCCAACTTCAGGAGCAGGCGATGATTACCCAGCAGCAGGCTGCCAATGCGCAGCGCACGATGCAGCAGGGTGTTCCTGGAAGTCAGTCCCTAAACCAGCCAGAGAATCAGGCGCAATTGCCGCCAGAGGCTCTGCCAGCAAACGCCGCCGCGCCAGGGGAAGAGAACCTTCTCCCAGCGCCGACTGGCACCAATGAGGTACCTGCATAATGGCACGACGAGGACGCTTCACAAGCCCGAATTCGGGTGGACAGAACCTTACCGCGCTAATTACTAACCTCCTGCGCGAGCGAAACTCCGCAGAGGAGCAGGCGCTGCTGAATGCCTATCGAACTGGAACTGCCTACAATGGTGCCGTTCCGACTGCCGATGACATTCAGGCGTTCTACGATAACTGGGCATCAAATGCTGGTTATGCCCCTGGAAGCCTAGAGTACCAGGCCATTGTTCAGAAGAAGTCTGAGCTGAATAACTACGACATCAAGAAGCAATACAATAGTTTAATTACCGACTTCAATAATGGTAGCGGGGAAAACTACGACGAGATTGTAAACTTCCTAGAAACTAGGGCAAACCAATCAAGCGATCCGCAGGATCTTGAGACGTATAGAAGCGCAATGAGCGACATCAATAAGTCTTACATTGGATACCAGGGTGAGGCGCTTGGTCGCGGTGAGATCACTGCCGCTGAGTACCGAGAGCTGGCCGCAGAGATCATTGCCCAAATGGACCCAGAAGATCCAAAGCGTTACGAGACGCTGGTAAATGCCTACACCTACGAGTGGAACGCCGAGAAGACCAAGTGGGACAACCGACTGCTTGCTGGAACCATTAACGCTAGCCAATATGCTAACTGGGCAAGCGGCTTCCAGAGCGCGCTCCTTGCGGCTGGGGTCAAGAAGGACAGCGTGCTGTATACAACCGTTGTTGCTGCTAAGGCAACGGCAAACAATGGTGGTGGCGTTGGCTCTGGGTCAGTTGTGGGTGAAAGAATTAGCACCACACTTAGCGAAATCGACGCTGTTGTTGATGTCGCCCTATCGCTTAATCCAGACACAAAACCACGCTCAATCTCAGAAATTCTTGACAGCGGCAAGGATAGCCTTGGGGCCGTTACGGATGACCCAGCACTTATCCTTATGCTTGGTCAGGCTTTGGACGAAAACCCAAATGCGTTCCCAACGCTTTCCGCTCTCGGCATTACCGATAGCTCCAGTCTAAATGTTTACTTTAACGATAGGCTTACTAGCGGGTATGCGGACGCATATCTGCTTGCATCAAATGGCGGAGCAAACAACACGCAGGAATGGTACGGCGCAAACGTTGCTGCTGGAGCACTAAGTGAAGTTGCTCAGTTTGATTTCCAGAGCACTCAATGGCTGAAGGATATTGCAGCTTCGCAGGGTAATGTTGCAAAGATTCAGGAACTCAACAGTGAGTGGACAAAGTATCTTTCTGGTCAGGATTCAAAGTACGGAAAACTTGATGCCACAAGGCTTGGGGACTTCCTTTCATTAGCGCAGAACGAGTATGACGCAATGACTGGCCAGTCAGACGGATCATTGCCAACATTGAGCGGAACAGTCAATGCAAACATCCCGCTTGACTTTACAACCGTTCAGGAGAATACCAACAATATTAACGCAATGACATCTGGAAATGGATTCCAGCAGTGGAACCCAAAGACCCAGGAGTTTGAGTTTGTTTCTGGTCGACCTGCTGGACGAACGGCAACTGGTAGTTACCAGTTTGTTGAGTTCGGAAGGGTCAACGGTCAGATTATTTCTTACGTAACTTCCGTTCAAGGAGTCAAAGTATCGGATAAAGATGGTGTTCAGATCGGATGGGTTTACGACCCACATAATGGATCTGCGCCAATTATTTCAAATCTCAAGGGGCAACTTATGGAGACACCAGAGGCTGGGTTAAATGGAAACACTACTTCTGGATTTGTTCTTCCAGATGGTGCAACCTTTAATCAGAGCGACGGTTCAATCCCGCTTTACAGCACGGTTGGCCTTGCAACCCAAACGCCAGTAACGTTTGGCGCTAACAGCAGAAACGAGCTTGCCCTCATTCGATCTGGTATTGCTCAAACGGAGTCAACTATCTCCCCAGATGATCTGCGTACCGCATCTGGTCTCATTGCCAATGTTCTACCTGCCCTTGGGGGCAATGCCCTTGATGGAGCCAACATTGCAACTGACATTCTTGCTGACGCGGACGGAATTGAGATTCAGCAGATTAGCGAAAGCCCAGCCGCAACCACCCCAGAGGGACGAGCAGAGATTGCTCGGCTTGCTGGAAATAGCGACCTAGAGAAGGCGTGGCTGTTTGTTGCTGCCAATGCGAGCAAGTTGGAAATCGTCAACGGTGGATATCGATGGAAGGCTGGAACACCAGAGGCAACCCAGCCACGATCTGATGCTCTTGGGCAGGGCGCCGCAGCCGCTGCCGCAGGATTTATCGGCGGTGGATTTACTGGAATCGGAGCAATCCCAGCAGCCGTTGGTCTTGGAATTGCAGGATTTGCACAGGGACTTATTAGTGGAGTGCAAAGCCCGCTAGATACGATTAGTGATATCAATAGAACAATCCTCAACCAAGATCCATCTATGGAGCAGCAGCGGTTGCAGTTCTATTACACAACTCCTTCCCTCACCCCAAATGCTGGTAAGCAAACTCCAGCCATTGGTGATCGTTTCTTTAGGAAGCTTAATGCTCCAGTAGTTTCAGACAATACTGGGGTTCGACCAGGTATTCCAGATCTTTCAGTTGATATTCCAAAGCCAGCAATCCCAGCACCAGTGGTTCCGTCGGTTAGCCCAATGACCCAGAAGTATGAGTCTGCTGCGTTTAAGGCAACTCTACCACCTGCTCCAATTCTGCCACCTGAAAGACGGGGTGGCGTGTAATGGGCGGAGTCCTTGGGCCAAAGAATGGTTCGTCTGGCGGTGGATCAGCTCCTGCCCAGAACAGTCCATTCTTTAAGCAGAACACCCAAAAGACCGTCACCTCCGCTGGTAAGATTGCGGTAAGCATTGCCGACCCATCGGGGACAATCAAGAGTTCTATTGGCAATACCAACAATGCCATTATTGGTCTTGGCAAGGGACTTGTCTCTATCGTTGAGAATCTACCAATCCTTGGCGGTGTCACTAAGCCAGTAATCGGAGCCGTTGGCACCATTGCTGACGCAACAATTGGAACTGGGGTTCGGGCGCTAGAGGGTGTCCAAGTTGATGTTGGTGGAAAGAAGAACCTTGCAGAGGTTGCTGGCATTCCCCTAGACATCGTTGGCGCAGCACTTGAAGGTGGACTGACTGCCCTTGGTGCTCCGCTTCGTTTTGTTGGAGAGCAGGTTGCCAGCGCAAGAATCCGAGAGACCCAAAGCGGCAACAGAAGTTTTGCAACAACAATCTTCGGCGACGCTCCGCAGGCCGCTATCAATTCAATCAAGGCTGGTGGTTCCATTGAGGATGCCGCTCGGCAGCTTGTCAAAGACGGCAAGGGCTTCTCTGAAAACGGGGCAATGAACTTCATCTACGAGATGCTCCTTGACCCAGCAAACATCATTCTCCCTGGAGTTGGCAAGTTTGCCTCCATCGGTAAGGAGGCAATGCTTCTCAACGCAATGGGGGAATCAAAGTTGCTTGGCCTTGCAGAAAGTGCGGCTAAGGCAGGAAATAAGGAGATCGCCGCTGGCTACCGTGCTCAGGCTGAATTCCTACAGAAGTGGGACTGGGCTGGCGGAATCTACAAGGCCACGCTTGGTCAGGTCAATGGTTCGGCAAGAAGGCTAACCTCGACCATTGTTAAGGAAGTTGCGACTGGTGCGCTTCGGGCGTATCGTCCACGAGTCATTGATGGTTTCCTTGACGACATCACCGCTATCGGCGGTCGTGAGTTGGCAAATAGGGGTTTGACCAACCACGCTGCAACCTTTATGAACGCAGTCAAGTCTGGCGCAGTTCGCGCAAAGACCGCCATCATTGGATCTGTTTCCCGTGACTTCTCGGATAACGTCATTAGTGACATTATCCGACTAACCTCAGAGGGAAAAACCAAGGCGCAGATCCTAGCCACCGCTGCTGGTCGAGAGGGCGACAACCTTGGCAAGATCCTTATTGACCTAAATGTTCCAACAAAAGTCGTAGATGACCTGTTTGCCAATATCGCCGATAATCTAAAACGAAAGGTTCGCGGTGACGAACTGCGTCGCAAGTTGATTGACCAGAGAGATCAGGTGCAGACATTCGTTGCCAACGCTCAGGTTCGCAGGCAGAAGGATCTTATTACCAGAGTATCCCAATACAAGGTAGAACTTGACGCTCGCCTTGCAACCGAAGACGGCATCCGCGTTATTTCCGAAGCAAAGCTTGACCGCGTGCCAGCAGCAAGCAACCCAGCAGTCGGCATCCAAGAGTTGACGCAGGACCTTGCCGCTGGATTTGGTATGAAGGAAGCGGACGCTGCCAACCTAGCACGATCCCTCTTTGCCAAGCATCAGGGTGACGTTGCGGCCTTGACGGATGTCCTTGCATTTGCCAGAAGCGCCAACCTTGGACAGGCGATGCGAGAACTCGGAAGCCTGAGAAGCCTCCTCAAGGGCAAGGTACTTCGCGTCGGCAACAAGGAGATTGATCTTTCCCGCATTACTATTACATCTACGCGCAGCATTACCCAGACCGACACCAAGAGAATCCTTGCTCGTATCAAGGAACTAAAGGCAATCGTTCGATCTAAGGGTAGCGGCGTTGCTGCTGCCAAGAAAGAACTGGACGAGATTTCAGATGGACTTGTTTCCAACTACGACGAGTTCGGTGTCTTTGCTGGATCGGGCGGAACGCATACACGAGATAGCGTCTTTGAATACCTTGAGAAGATCAAGGACCGAACGGTCCGAGAAGTAAGCACCAGCGAAAGAACTGCCATCATTGCGGCAGCAGCCAAAGACCAGAGCTTTGCTCAAATCAAAAACGTTGAAGAGCGCCTGCTGGCAATGGGATATCGTCTTGGAATTGCCCCAGAGGATGGATTGGTTACCGTCAAGTCTCTTGTAACCGATCACCACGGTCGAGAGAAGATGGCAGAAGTGCTCACTCCGTTCTCGGACATGATCGACAACGTAGACACTAACCTCAAGGGTACTGGTGCGTTTGACCAAGCCATTGCCAACGAAGCCCTGCGACCATCAAAGCTGGGAAGAATCTGGAGTTCCCTTACTAGGGAGTACGGATCAGAGATTACCAAAAACAACATCGTTGAGCGATTTGTCACTGGCATGGTGTCAAAGACTGGCATTTCGGTAAACGCCTCACGAAGGATTATGTCCCGCGTCACATCTCTCGCTGCCGAAAAGGGCATCCAGCCCAAGGCCCTCTTCCTTGACCGAGTTGAGGTCGAGAAGATCTTCCGAGAGGAAATGGGCGACGCCTATGGTAGACTCGCGGAAAGCGGAAGTAGCCCAATCAAGATGATTGTAGACGCTGCTGCTGGCGACATCTCCTCTGCTGGACTTACCTCTGGATTCACTGGCAGGGTCAAGGCCATCTTCCCAGAGATTACCGTGATCACAGACCGACTCTACCCAGAGGCACGATTCGGTCGATTGAACCCATTCTTCAACCTTGTACTTGAGCGAACAGAAACAAACATTATGAATATCGTCCACAACGTTCGCAAGGAAGTTGCCATTGAGGGGCTTGCCGATGTCAGGGGTGGAATCCTTCGTAAGGCCCACCTAGACCCACGAAACGTTAACCGCGAGATCAATGATGGCATGATGAATATGCGCGCACGAGCAGCAAAGAGCATGGTGGCTGCCGTTGAGGGATCGCCGTCATTCAAGGAGCGAATCGCCAGCAGAATCCTTTTGCTCAAGACTGGTGGCGTTCGTGCTGCGACACAGGGGGTTGTCAGCAGGGAAGGGGTAAGGAACGTCTTCTCCATTGATAGCGTCAAGGCGGCAAAGGAACTCTCCAGAGACATTATGTCCGACCAGTTTGCTGCTCGTGAAATCCTTGACAACATTAACCGTATGGCTCCAGGTAAGCTTGATGAACTTGCGTCTCACTACGGAGTAACCAGCGCGGATCAGGTTGCCGAACGGCTTATTGCCGACTACCTGCTTCAGGCAGACCCAATTCGATTTGCGGCAGTAGTTAAGGCAGAAGGCAAGATGGCACGCACCCTTGCCGAGCAAGCCCTCAAGGATGTTGGCGTCAACGGCAATGCCGCTCTTGATATCGCTGCCTCAACTATTGCGGCATACGAGACAGCGTTGCTCCGTGGCAGCCGAGCCGCAGACAAGGCCCAATACTTCTCTAGTCACAGAAGTTGGTTTGAGCGAAGTCTCAACCATCCATTCCTTGGCGTATATCCATACTCCTACATGACGCAGAAAGCGATCCCAGGATTGCTTAGGATTATGTTCAAGACGCCAGTTGGCAAGAACGTCTATGCGCCAGCACTTGGCTACTACACTTGGGACAAGGTTGTTGAAGAGATAAACCTTTCAATCAACAGTGACAGGGGATTGGTTAGCGAGATCGTTAAGAACGATGCTCTCCTGTACCTCTTGACCACGCTGCTCCCAGTAACCCCAGACGGGATGGGCTTCTCGCTCCCAGCATGGCTCCGACGCGGCGTCATTCAGCCTGGTATGCGTGGAGAAGAGCTTACTCCTGGCGCACTTGCTCCAACACTTACTGAGGTTGTATCCCAGTTTGGTCGAGGTACCGTGCTTGGTCAAACCAGAACTGTCCTTGAGGGTGCCCAATCCGTTTCGGATATTACGCAAGCCAACCAGAACATTACTGATTTTATTGAAACTAATCTTCCAACTCCAGAAGAGATCCAAAACGCGGTCTCTGGCATTCGCGGAAATGAATAAATAAACCCCTGACGCTGTGTTGGGGTGGTTTGTAAAGAAGGAGAAAATGCTGTGGCTGAAGAAGTCGTGAACAGCGTCGTGGACCAGTCGGCTGAGGTAGTTGCCCCAGAGGTAGCTACTGTGCCCACTGAGAACGACGGTGATGTCGCCACTTGGAAGAAGCGTCTAGCAGGCAAGGATCAGGCGCTCACCGCTGCTAAGAAGGAACTTGATGATATCAAGTCCAAGGCAGAGGAACTCTCTCGCTGGAAGGCGGAGCAGGAGCAGGCTCAGATGACGGAGTTCGAGAAGGCGCAAGCCAAGATTCGAGAACTGGAGTCAAAGGCCGCTGCTGCCGAGCAGTCCGCAAAGGAGGAGCGATTAGCGCGGGAATTCCCTCTCGCTTACCAGTTCAACAAGGATACCAGTGGTCTTGATGAGACCTCTCGCGCTGCTGCGCTAGAGAAGTTCATTCGAGATGCTGCATCATCCAAGGAACAGGTCGAGACGGCACCCGCTATCGTTGATCCAAACAATGCGCGTCGGGCAACCGCTGCGCCAATTACTAAGCCAGATTCTAAGGGCATCTCTGAGAAGCTCAGGAATCTGGGTAATCCATTCGCTGATTAGGAAGGAGTAGCTTCATGGCTACCACAACTACCAGCACGTCGGGTTTCTCTGATCTCGTACAGGAACTTGTTTCTGCACGCGCTCTAGAGGAACTGCGCGCACGTGCTGTTCACGCGATGCCAGGGATGTATGTCCCAGCTCGCTTTATCAAGGGGACGAACACCCTCCGCTACGCTCGTTATGCTGACCTCGCGGTCAACACGACGCCGCTGACGGAAGGCGCCCCACCTGTTGACCAGGCTCTGACGATTTCATCCGAGTACTTCACTGCTACGCAGTACGGTTCGACGATTGCGATTTCGGACCTTGCCAACATTGACTCGCCACATGATCTCGTCAGCATTGCTGCCGAGCGCGTGGCGTATCAGGCAGTTCGCTCGATGGACCAGCTGGTCCGCGACAACCTGCACTCGAACGCGGCAACCGCTGCCGTCTTTGGTGCGACTGCATCTGGTACACTGACCCAGAACGCCGCCAACAGCGCAGTTGCTGCTGCTGGTATTCTTAACGGCACCTTCGTCAAGCAGATCGTTGCTCGACTCAAGGGTTCCAACGTTCCTCAGTTTGCTGATGGCACGTATCGCGCAATCATCCATCCTTCACAGGAGTATGACTTGATTAGCGATACCGCCGTAAACGGCTGGATTGAGTCGCGCAAGTACGTGGACAACACCGACCTGCTCACGGGCGAGATTGGTATGTTCGCTGGCGTGCGTTTCATCGTGTCTTCGGACGCCAAGGTCTACACGACCGCTGGCGCTTCGGCTGGCAACGTGTACGCCGCTCTGTTCCTTGGCCCTGACGCCTACGCAATTGGCGACAGCCAGACCCTCCAGAGCTACTTCGTAGCCCCTGGTGGCGACCACACCGACCCACTCGCACAGAAGGCGCTGTTGGGTTACAAGATGCGTTTCGGCTCCCTCCTCCTCGATGAGGCAGGCGCCCGTTACCGCGTCGTCAAGACCCAGGCCACGGTCGGAGTCTAATCGGTCGGGACGCCGATACCCCCACTCAGTCCTAGACTGGGTGGGGGAGTCCCACTAGAATCAACGGAGAGGCACCTAGGAGCCACTAGGAGCCACAAAAAGGGTCAAGGTGGCACTTAGCCACAAGAGGGTCGATATGCTGAAAGTCCTAGTTTGGGGACACGTTGAGGAAGGGCCATGTGCCTACTTCCGTGGTCACCAGTTTACCGAAGAACTCAAGAAGCTCGGCGTAGAGTATCGCGGTCTGAACAAGGTCGGAATGAAGATCAAAGAGGGCGGGGAGAAACTACTCCTTCCCGAAGCAATGGCTAAGGGCCTTGTGGACTTTGACACTTCCGATGTGGACTGGGCAGATGTCGTCGTCTTCCGACGCTACTACAACACCACGATCTGCTGCAAGACAGAAGCGTGTCCATTCGTCACTTTCTCCTACGCAGAAGCAATGAAGCATGAGCACGGCTGGAAAGAGCGCGACCTTATTACGCGGCTCCTCTGGCCCACCTTCCAGTATGCAAACCACGGCAAGGCTATTGTCTACGAGACGGACGATGACCACTTCAACATCCGACCGTGGAACGGTTACCTCAAAGATGTGATCCCAGAGTACGAGATGATTGAGCAGATGGCAAAGCGTGCTGATCTTGTCACCACCTCCACCAACACCATCGCTCGGCGCTATGCGCGGTTCAATGACAACATCCGTGTCATCCGCAACGCAATTGACCCAGAACTGTACAAGCCAACGGTTGAACGCCCAGCAGGGGACAAGCCACGGGTTGTCTACTACGGCAGCACCGCTCGACTCCGAGACTACGCTGGGTACCCAGAGGGTCCACGCAACAAGATTGCTGGCGGATACGCTGGCAAGGCAGTCATGGATCTCCGCAATGAACTGCACAGCGTCTTTGTCGGAACCAATGCTGGCACAGAGTCAGTCGTAGCCCAGTTCTTTCAAGAGCAGTATGGCTACGTTGAGGGCATCAACAAGTTCTGCGAGACCCTTGCCAACACCCACCCAGACATCGGCATTGCCCCACTGATGGGCGATGACTTTGACCAGGCCAAGTCCGAACTCCATTGGCTTGAGTACGCCATGACGGGTGCCGCCTTCATTGGTGAGCGGTTCCGTGGCGATGGTCCGTACCAGATGGTCCGCGACGGCGTGGACGGGCTGCTTGCCCGTGGTCGCGGCGAATGGTACGACGCAATGAAGAAGCTCACACGCAGCAAGGATCTACGAGAACAACTCGCAGGTGCGGCGCGTGAGCGTGTGCTAAAGGAATATCACTACAAAGATCGAGCAAAGGAATGGGCTGACGCCTTCAAATGGGCAGCCGAGAATAAAGGCAAAGGAGCCAAGATCG